AAGGTTTTAAGCTTAACGTGGAAGAGTACGCCAGCCAGGCAGAATGGATTGAGCGCCTGTTGCGGCCGCTTAATGTGTTTTCTCAAACGACGGTAAATGCCGTCAACGGCGGGTTGACGATTGCCGGAAACATTGTTGCCAGTTATCGCACCGTAAGGGCGGTTGTCCCCGCACTCCCATGGGTGGCCTTAACGCCACAAAACAGCACCCAGACGGCCGGGGAGCCCACCTTGGCTTATTATGTGGACGCCTTAGGGGAGGTTTACTTGCGGGGGGCGGTTGCCCCCACAACCAAGGCTGATAACACCATCATGTTTACCATGCCGGCTACGCTTTACCCGGAAACCACGCAAACCCTTTTGCTTAACCACGATCACGGAAGCTCCCACGCCTACTGCAAGCTGTCTTCTGTAGATGGCACCATGAGAATTTTTAACCTTTCCAGCAGCGCCACCAACGTGTTTTTTAACAACATTACTTATTTTGCCGTCACTCCACCGGCCATCACCGCCTACGTTGGGCCAGATTGGCCTATCCGGTTGTCTACCGGATTTGGAAACACCGTTGCAGCTGTTTTGCTTACCCAAGCTATTGACACCGAGACAAAAGAGACAACCAGCGCAGGAACGGCTAACATTGATTGGGAAATCAGCGCACGAAATGAAGTCAGCATCAAACGGGTGAATGGACTTACACCCAAGCGCACCTACGACTTAACCTTTCTCATTTTGGGGGCCTAATGGCATTCATTCGGGATTTGGAAGAAATACTGGGGAAACCCAAAAAGGAAATGCCGACCGGTGGCGCTGCGGGGCCGCGTTTCGCCCAAACCAAAGGCCAAATGCCTGCGCGCATAGCCCCTGGTGGTGGCACGTCCGGCGCGGGTGGCCCCTTGCTGGTGGATTACCTGCGGGCCAACGTTGGCGCCCAGCCATTGGCTGAAACCACCAAAGAATTGGCGCAAAAGGCTGGCCGAGTGCAGGCCCAAGAATACAAAGGCACCACCGAAGGGGTGAAGGTGGCCGAGGCCGTCAAACCGCTTACGTTACAGCCCACTGGCGAGGGGCAAGCCACGGCTACCGGCACCATGGGCCCTTCCATGGAATCCGCCATTAAAAGCTACATGGACAGCCAAAAACCGGCTTTTGCCACCCCGGACGAAGCCGCCAAGGCCGCCATGGAGGTGGAGGCAACGGCCGAGGCCTTGGGCACCGAGGCGGGCCGCCAAGCCGTTTTGCAAGAGAAATACGGCAAGGGCCAAACCTACACTGCCGGGGAGGCCGCATTGGATGCCGCGTTGGCCGGCGCCACCAGCGGCCGCGAGCTGTCGGCATTGGCCAAAAAATATGGCCAGCTTTACGAAACGGTGACCGGCAAACAGCAACAGGCCGGGGCCGAGTTTGAAACCCAAAGTGCCCAAGCCAAGGCAGACGCTCAGGCAAGGGCCGAGGCCACTAGGGCGGCAGAAACGGCAAGGGCGGCCGCTACAGAAAAGGCCCAAGCCGCTTACGACTTACAGCAACGCAAGTTGAAAGCCCAGGAGCGCGCAAGCGTGCGTTATGCGCAAGCCAAAAACGCTATGGAGTGGGCAAAGCAAAATAACCAAATGGACGCCTACCGCAAGTTTCAGGCGCAGCTTTACGCACAAGAGCTGGCCGACGAAGATTATCAAAACCTGGTTAAGGGCGGAAAGGCCGATGACCCCGGCTATTTCAACAAAACCTACAAAGATTTTCTTTATGATGAATTGGTAGCGTCTGGAGTGGACCCCAAAGAAGCCCAGGTGGTGGCATATGGCACTTGACCCAATTACTGGCGGTTTAATTTTAGGCGGCATTTCCGTGGTTGGAAGCCTTATTGCCGACGCCATGTCCAGAGGCGACAGGGAATTGGCCGAGGCCTTGCGTCAACAGGCCATGCGGGAATTGTCGATTGACCTCCCCACCGTGGACGCTATCGCCATCCAACCCGGCATTGTTGAAAGCCAAGCCGCAAAAGCCCAGGGCAGTTTGGAGGCCCAGCAAACCCGCATGGATGCCTTGCGGCAGCTTTCAAGGCGGGCCGGTGAGGGTTACACGGTGGAAGACAGGGCGGCCATTAACGCGGCCCTTTCCGAAGTGGCCCAACAGGAGCGCGGGGCGCGTGAGGCCATCTTGCGCAAACTTCCCGCCCAAAGTGGTGCCCAAATTGGCGCTATGCTGGCCAACCAGCAGGCAGCGGCCCAACAGGCCAGTCAAATGGGGTTGGACGTGGCGGCCCAGGGCCGGCGCAGGGCGTTGGAGGCCATAGCCCAAACCGGCAAGCTGGCCGGGGATATTGACGTGGCGGCATTCGAGCAAGCCTTTCAGCGGGGCCAAGCGGCCGACGTTATTTCCAAGTTTAATGAAGCCAATAGGCTGGAAACCGCAGCACGAAATGAGGCCAACCGGCTGGCACAAGAAAACCGGCGCACCGACCTGTTGGCCGAAAGGGCCAGGGCCAAGGCGCAGGCATTGGCCGGCATGGGGGGCACCTACGAGGGCAGGGGCCAGCGCACCCAGCAATCTGTTGGAGGGGTAACCCAAGGCGTTTCTAGTTTTGCCGGGGCAGCCATGGCTGACGCGGCCGAACGGGAAGACCCCATCATGCGCCTGCGCAAAAAGCGGGCAGAGGAAGAATTAAAGCGCCTGGGAGGGGCATGACATGGCAACCCTTTTTGACGTGGAAAGCGATTTGGCCGGCGGCATGGGCGGCGGCATGGTTGGCCCTGAGTTGACGAACGAAGAAAGACGCCGGCAGCGGTTGTTGGCCGCTTTTGAGGCCGTTGGAAGGCCGGAAATGGCCCCTGTAGAGCCAATGGCGGAAACCCCAGCCATGGTTGCCCCGGACGCGGCCGCGGCCCGTAAAATGGCATTGGAGGCCCTTGCAGCCCCAACAGCTTCCACCCCACCTGCCGACATGGAGTTGGAGGCCCTGGGGGAGTTGCGCGCAGCCCAAGGCCGGGCCCAACGGACTGAAAGCCTTTTGCCCTACATGGCCGCAACCCAACGCATCACCGAAGCGCTCACGGGTGCGCCGGTGGATGTGGGCACCATTCAAACCATTGGACGTGCGGCAAGGGCCAAAGAGGCCGACGCGGCGGCAAGGCTGGATGCCGCAAGGGCGTTTGCGCGAAGGGCGGCCGAGGGTGAAAACCTGCGCCTACGGTTGACGGCAGACGCGGCCCAGCAACAGGCCGATGCGGCCGCCAGGGCAAAACGTGATGCTTTTGGGCAAGCGGTTGAATTGGAAAAGCTGCGCCAAAAAGAGGCGGAATTGGCCATCAAGGCGGGCCGGCTGGGTGAGTCCAAGGGAATGGACCCACTTACGAGAGAAAAGCGCCTTTTGGAAATTGAAAAGCTGAAAGCTGAAATTGAGGCGACAAAATCAGGCCGGAAGACGCCTACCGAGCAATTGCGGGAGTTGCAGTTGGCCGAGGCCCAGAAAAAAGCCAGTGGCGAGTTGACGCCGGCCGAGCGCGCAAAGCGCAAAACGGAAGGCATGAAGGTGCTAGAGCGCACCAAAAACATTGATCGTATGCTTAACAAATTAAGCAAAATCATTGAAGAAAAGGGAACATGGCAAGCCATTGGTGCCCACAATAAAGAAATAAACGACATCATTTATAACGTTGCGATTGAGCACGCCAAATTGGTTGACCCCGATTCTGTCGCCAGGGAAGGCGAAGTGGTGGCCGCCAAGAAATACGGCTTGTTTGAGGCCACTCCCTTTTTGCTGGAAAGCACGGCGCAAGACATCATCAAAAATTTTCGAGAAAACAGCAAAGCAAGACTTCAAAACGCCTTGGAAGTGAGGGGCCTCACCACGGAAGACATTCAAGGCGAAGCAAAAGAAAAGACAGCTTCAAAACCAAGGTTTCCCATTATTGTGCAAGACAAAGCCAGCGGCCGGCGGTTTAGCGTCAACAATGAGAGCGAGTTGGAGCAAATTAAACCGATGGCCGACCGCCTCTTGGTGGTGGAATAGGTGCCCACATGAGAACCCTTTCCGACTTGCTGAAAGAAACCGAAACGGCTGAGGCAGCGGCCATGCCGGAAGACGTGCAGCCCATTTCAATGCTTTTGGCCGAGCAAGCGCAGCCGGCCGCCCCAATGGCGCCACCAGTGGAGGTGGAAGCCGTCCAAGGCACGTTGCCCGGCACGGTTTCGGCGGTAGAGGCCGCAGGCCGTGGGGCGCTGTCCGGTGCTACCTTGGGTTTTGAAGAAGAAGCCGGGGCCGGCATCCAGGCTGGGTTGGAGGCGTTGCGCAGACGCGTTGAAACAAGCCCAACAGGGCGGGCCGCTTTGGAGGCCGCCGGCATCGGTGTTACACCTACCCAAACCACCGCTATGGGCCAAATTGTGGGGTCCGACAATGCGCCTTTAACCGAAGTTTACCGGCAGGCGCGGGAAGAACTGAGGGCAACAACGGAAAGGGCCCAGCGAAGCGCCCCGGGTGCCTTTCTGGCGGGCCAAGTCGCTGGTGGGGTGGCGCAGGCCGCCGCCGCGCCTGTTACCGGTATGGGCCGTTTGGCGGCCTTGGGCGGGTTGCAAGCCCTTGGGCTGTCGGAGGCCGACGTTACCAAGGGTGAGGTGGGAAAGGCCGCGTTGGATGTTGCCACCGGGGCGGGGTTGTCAGTGGCCGGCGGGAAAGCCGCCCAAGCGTTGCCGGCCGTGGTACGCAAACAGGCCGAAAAAATCGGACTGGATGACGTGCTGAAAAGCGCAGAGAAGAAAACATCCGACGCCTTGGCCAAATTTGCAGCCATGCGTTTTGTAAAAGCAACCGGCGCAATCCAAAAAGACATAAACAAAGAAACCGAAAAACAAATTCTGAAAAAGGGTTTTATTTTGGGCCGAGAAGGCATGATTCCCTGGAGTGGCAATAAAGAAGTAATCGCCAAAAACGTTGAAGCGGCAAAGCAACAGGCCGGCAGCGCCATGGAAGATATTTTGGGCGCAGCCGATGCTGAAATGTTTGTAAACCGGGTGGACGTAAATGCTAGGGGCCCAAAAGAATTTGATTGGGGCCGCGTGTTAATGCGCATCAATAAAGAAATACGCTCCAAACTTAGCGTCACCGGCCTGCGGGTTTCGGGTGCCTCACTGAAAGCGCCGGTTGGTGAATACGCGCCCAGTTTCTATGACGACATCGCCCAGACGGCGGCAAAGGGCGGCGGTTTTTTGGATGCCAACAGGCTGAAAACAGATATTGCTGAGGGCCCCTACTCCACACTGTCAACCAAACTGCAAACTAGAGTTGCAAAGCAAGTTGCCGGCATCTTGAATGATGAAATTGAACAACAGCTGGCAAAAGCAGTTGGCAACAAAGCGGCGTCCCAATTTGCTAAAGCCAAAAACATTTACGGGGCCACCAAGCTGGCGGAAAAGGGCCTGAAGACGGCCGCCGCGCAGCAGGGCAACAATTTGTTTGGGTTGAGTGAAATGTTGGTTGGGCCGGCAGCCGGTGGAATTGCGGCGGTAACTGGAATGGGTGGAGGTGGCGTTGGCGCAGCCGGTGCGGCGGCAACAGCGGCAGCCGTCGCAACCAAGCTGGCAAAGGAAAGGGGCAGCGCCGTTTTGGGCCGTGGGGCCATGGCCGTCAGGGCAAAGTTGCCGGAAATCCGGCCAGCATTGAAAAGCGTCGGGGTGGCGGTTGAAAAATACCTCACCGAAAAACCGGAGCTGTTTGGGCGTTTCGCCCAGCCGCTTATGGAGGCCGCAAACCAAGGCGCAAAAAACCTTGCCGTGGCGGATTATACATTGGCCAACCAAAGCGCAGAATATCGGACGCTTCGTGAAAAACTTGATAAGTTGGTAGAAGAAGAAAAAGCCATGGTGGGAGAATGAAACCAACAGACTATTGGGCGGCAGCGCCAGGGCCGGAAATTGGCCAGCACATCTTTGACAAGGTGCGCCTTTTTCACGACTTCATGCGCCAAAGCGGCCGGCTTGAGAAAATCAAAAAGAGTTTTGCGGTTATGTCGGGAGGCAGCGTTGACGGCACCGGTAAGGTTTCGTGGGAAATCAGCCGCAGCGGGGAGCAAGGGGAATTGTTGGTTACGGCCGAAAACCATTATCGAAACATTGGAAACAACCTTTTGACGCTCATCACGGCCCAGCGGCCAACCATTCAATGCAAGGCGGCCAACACCGACGCCAAAAGCCTTTCCCAAACCATTATTGCCGACGGCCTGTTGGATCAATACCTGACAGAAAGAAAACTTGAAACCCAGCTAAAACGGGCCGTCAAAAACGCCATTTTTCTTTCTGAAGGCTTTGTGGCCGTGTTGTGGGATGCCCAAGCCGGGGAAGATGCCGGGCCGTCACCGGAGGCGTTGGACGCCCTCATGGCCGGGGAAGCCGTGCCCACCATTAAAACGGGAGACATTCAAGGCATAAGCCTGGGCCCTCTGGACGTAATCAGGGACGTTTGCGCCACGTCTTGGGATTCTATGGAGTGGGTGTGTTTGCGCCACTTTGTGTCGAAATATGAGTTGGCCGCGCGCTACCCTGAGTTGGCCGAGCGCATTGTTGCCCGTTCCGACCGGGCTGAGAGTGAATGGTCGGGCTTTTTTGCGCGCAAAAACGCCACCGACTTGGTGGCCCACTATACCTTTGTTCACAAGCGCACCCGGGCCTTGCCCCAAGGCCGGTTGGTTCAGGCGTTGGACTCTGATTTGATTTTGTTTGACGGTGGATCGCCTTATTCCGACTTACCAGTGTATCGAGTTGTTCCAGATGAGGTGGAAGGAACGGCCTTTGGGGATACCCAATTGTGGGATTTGCTGGGCCCGCAAGATGCCATCAACGCCATTGATTCAACCATCATCACCAATGAATTGGGCCGAGGCATTGGCAACATATTGGTGCCCCGAAACGCTAACATTTCGGTGGAGGCGCTTTCCTCTAGCATGAACGAAGTCAAATACGACGGCCAGCAGCGGCCCGAGCCTTTGACGTGGCCCGCTACACCTTCCGAGTTTTTCGCCTACAAGCGCGAGAAAATAAGCGCCATGGAAGTGCTTTCAGGCGTAAACAGCGTTGTGCGCGGGGCACCGTCGCAGGCCGTTGGGGCCGATGCGTCCGGCGCCAAACTTACCTTTATTCAAGCGCAGGCCATCCAAAGCAACAGCGGCCTGGAGAAGTCTTATACCGATTTGGTGCGTGATGTGTGTTTGGCCATTCTTAACCGCTTCAAAGACTTTGGCGGCCAGTTTCCGCGCATGGCCCGTATGGTGGGCAAGGCGTCTTCCTTCATGGTCAAAGAATTTACCGCCGATGACCTCCAAAGCATTGAGCGGGTAAAGGTGGACGTTGGCAACCCCATGATGCGAACCGTTTCGGGCCGCATGGCCGTGGCCGACAAACTGGTGGAAATGGGGGTTATCAACCCCAACGTCCCCGGGGCCGCCGAACAATACCTCATGTTGATTAAGGCTGGCACCTACGAGCCAATGATTGAAAGCAGCCAAACCCAGCAAATGCGCATTCGGGCTGAAAACGAGCGGCTTATGGAGGGCGGGGAGGTCCGGGCCCTGGTGTCCGACCCGCACTGGCTGGAAATCAGTCAACACCTTACCCTCCTAGATAACCCCAGTTTGCGGGAAGCAACCCCGGAAAATGAGGCCATCCAAGCCAGCATTTTAAATCACGTCCAAACACATATCGATTTCATGCGCAGCGCAGACCCGTTGCTGGTGGCCTTGCGCGGCGGGCCGCAGGCCATGCAGTTGCTTCAAATCGCCCAAACCCAGCAGCCGGCAAACGTACCGGCCGCCAACGTCAACCCGGAGTCCGGGGCAATCCAGGTTACAAACCCAGAGGCCTCAAAAGAGGGTATGCCGGGAATGCCAAATATGCCTAAGATGCCCACAAACCCGGCAACCGACCAACCAGCCGAAATGCCACAACAGGGAATGGTATGACAAACAGCACCCCGACCTCCGCAACGCCTGCGCCGTCGGCCGCTTCCAGCAACGCAACCGGCCCGGCACAAACCCAAAACAGCAAGTCGGCAGCCGATGCCGCACCGGTGGAAACCGCCGAAACCAAGGCGGCCGCAGCCAAAGCCAAACTGAAAATCAAAGATTTGGAATTGGATGAGGATGCAGCCTACCGAGAAATTCAACGCGGCCGGCAAACGTCCAAACTGCTTACCGAGGCCCAAAAGCGGGCCATGGCCGCAGAACAAAAAGAGGCCGCATTGGCCGCAAAGCAAGGGAAATACAAAGAAGACTTGGGCGCTTTCTTTGAAGACTTGGGGGTGGACGAAGAAACCGCCGCCCAGTTGGCCGCAGACTACATCTACAAGAAACAAATCTTGCCCCAAGAAATGAGCCCAGAGCAGCGCCGGGTGGCTGAGTTGGAGGCCAAACTGGCGGAATACGAAACCGAAAAAAAGACGGTGGAGGAAATGCGGGCCGAGGCCGAGCGCAACACCATTGTGCAACAGGAAAGCCAGCGCCTACAGGCGGAGTTGGTGGAGGCCGCCAAGGCCGGAAAAATACCCTCCACCCAATACGGTATGCGCAAGATTGCGGCTAAAATGCTGGAATTGGAAACCAGGGGCCTTTCAGTGCCTTTGGAGCAGGTCGCGGCCGCTGTCCGTGAGGAGTCTGGACGGGAGTTTGGAGAAATAGCGGCAACGGCGGAAATTGCTGATTTGCGGGAATGGCTGGGTGAGGGTAACTTCAAAGCCATGTCCAAAAAGGTGTTGGATTACTTTTTGGGCCAAATGCAAACCAGCAAGCCGGCCCCTGTTGTGCGAAATGCCACACCGACGCAGGTTGAAAAACTGACACCGGAGCAATTTCTTCGAAAGATGGAGGGCAGAAAATGAAACCAGCAAGCCTTTTTGTTTTGTTTGTTGCGGCCATAGCGTGGGCGGCTGTCAATGTTTGGACTGGCACGTTTCCCAGCACTTCCACAACGGCGCCCACGTCGGCCTCCGATGGCGTTTCGCTGGTTAAGTCGGAAGGCCTGCGGGTGATGGTTTGTGCCCCGGCAGGCGACCAGGTGGATGGTGGGGTGTTGGAAAGCTGGTATTATGACAACCCGTTTGGTGGGTGGGTGAAAACCCCGGAGCTTAATTTGACGGTACCCACCAGCACCGGCCAGCGTTGCGTTAATTTTGGCGACTTGGAGCCACTGGTTAAAGAGGGCCGGGCCCTTTGGAAGCCCGTGGGTGTTGGCCACCTGTTTGCCGATGGTGGCGCACCCACCGACGGCGGAAACATCACTGTGAGGGTTTCCACGGGGGTTTACCAATGAGGCCTGGAAAACTTTCCCTCTATGGGCTTGGGGCCTTTGTGTTGAGTTTGTCGGCCACCTTGGCTTATGGGCAAGCGCGCACCCCGTACACGCGGCCATCATCAATCACCACGTCGGGCCCGATTGTCACCACCAGCACGGTGGCGGCATCAAGCTACAATTCAACCACGGCCAGTGGAAATCAGGCCTATACCTGCACCAACACCGGATGTCGGTTGTCCCTGGGAAATACGGGGCGTTATTTCATCGATGACGGTGCAAATTTCGAAGCCAATGTGCCAGTGCAGGCTACTAGTTTTGAGGCCACCAACGCAACCAACGCCGCAGCCTTGTTTTCAGGCGGTAGCGCAACAAACGCTATGTATTTCCAGAGCAACACCACTGACGCTTTCACCCAATTCAATACGGGCCAAGAAAGCGCGTTTGTTTTCAAGGCATCTCAAGACATCGCAGACACAGACATCATCATGAGTGTTTTGAAGTCAAACAACGGTATTGTTATGTACCTTCAGGAAAACGGAACCCTACAGGCTCCAACCATTAGCTCTGGAAGCGGCCTTGTAACCACCGGAAGCGCGGTTTCGATGAATATACAAGGAAGGCAGGCCGATGGTGCATCGTCGGTTGGTGTAGTTTTGTCAACAAATCAAAATCTCACAACCGCAGGTGCAAAAATTGTTTCCGTGCGAAACAACACCACGAGCGAAGTTTCATTCATCGACTACCTGGGCAACCTGAGCGGGGCCAGCTACGCCGCGACGGCCACTTCCGGTAGCAGCTTCACGGGAGGCAATTCCAGCACCAGCCTCACGATGACGAGCAACACGGCAGATTCGGTCACCACAGGTACCGTGCCTGCTATTCGGTTGAAGGCTGGGATTGATATTGCCAGTGCTGACTTGATTCTCACAGTAGAACGCCATGACGGTTTAGTTGGTTTTTCAGTACAAGAAGATGGACAGGTGACCGCTGGTGCGTTTTCCAACATCAACAACGTCGGCTTTTTTGGTCAGTTTGCATCTGCTATAACAATTGCGGACAACGGCGGAGGAACGGCAGCGGCGTACACATGGCAGCCTGCGTATGGAAGGGCCATAACGCATTTCACCTGCAACGATGCCGATGGGTGCGATATTACGCTGAGCGAAACCTCGATTGGATCTGGCGTACATCACCGAGCCATCAACGTTTCAGCCAATAACATTACCTTCACGGACACGGCAGGCGTCACCGAGATGGCTGGTAACTTTACCGCCGGGCAATGGGACACAATCGAGTTTGTTTATGTCACGGACCGCTTTGTTGAAATCGGAAGGGTAAACAACTAATGAAAACCAACACACTCAACGCATCAATACTCGCAGCCGGAATTGCCCTGGGGGCTGGCGGCGCTGTCGTTTCTCAAGCTGCCGACGCCGACAAGGTTGTGAAGCTGAAGAAGGAAAACACCCGCGTCAAGGTTGCCAACTACACCCACAAAGAAGACGGAAGCTGGGTGTTGGTTGTGTGCGGAATCATGCACGACAACGAAGGGAAGGCCCTGCCGGAAACCTGCCATGAGTGCCCGGCGGTATTCCCTGCGGTGGAGGACGACTTCCTGTCCTGTCATTCTATGGCCGAGGGTTTGGAATAACCAGAGGGCGCCATGAGTGATTTTCCAAGTTGGGCAATCCCACTTGCCGTAAACGTCACCGTGGCGCTCACCATGTTGCGGGTTTTGTCTGTCCAGTTGGGCGACATCAAAAAAGAGTTGCACGACCTCTCCAAAGAATTTCGCAACACACGGGAGGACGTGGCGGCCCTGCAAAAGGGCGATGGTTACCAACAGGCCCAAATAGAAAAGCTAGAGGAACGGGTCACCCACCTTTCCGAGTATTGGCAACGGAGGGCGGAAAAATGAATGGAAACCGCACCCGCTTTATTAATTGGCTGGAAGCCCAGTTGGGAAAACCCTACATTTGGGGCGCAAAGGGCCCCGACAGATTCGACTGTAGCGGGTTGGTAACCGCCGGCCTGCGGGAATGCGGCTTGGCTGATTGGCGGCAAACACACAACAGTCAAAGGCTATTTGATACCCTACCGGAAACCAAAACCCCGGCCATTGGCGATTTGGTATTCTATGGGCCACCAGGGCGCATCACCCATGTGATGGTAGTTTGGTATGATGGAGGGTGCCTTGGGGCGTCTGGTGGCAACAGCGGCACAACCAAGCCAGTAAAAGGCGCTTGCGTTAAAATCCAAAAAAAACTTAACTATAGACGCGATTTGAAGGGGTTTCGCAAAACGCCGCTTGTTTGGGAGGGTACAACATGAATTACGCCTTTTTGACGGTTTCTGGCCAGTTGGAAAACCCTGAGCCCTTTGCTAAGATTTTGTTTGGCGCGATTACTAAGGGGGATTGGGAAGTGGTGGCCGCCGCTGCTCTGGTGTGCCTGGTGGCCGTTGTGCGCGTTTACGGCCGCAAAATCCAAGAGGCGCTGCCCGACGAAAACCCACTGGATAAGGGTTTGTCGTGGTTGTTTTCCTCCACTTGGGGCGGCTGGGTGCTTAACATCACCACGGCCGTGGCCGGTGCCTTTGCAACCGCCCTTTTGGCTAATGCGCCCATCACCTGGGGTTTGCTCCAAACCGCCCTTTTGACGGCCCTTTCAGGCGCGGCCCTCTGGGAGTTGGTGAAAGACATCTTGGCGGCAATCGCGGCCCGGAAGGCGTCGGAGGCCGGCAAGGCCGCTGCAACCAAAATCACCAATACCGCCAGCGCAGTAAAAGCCATCAATGCCAAGCGCAAGCTTTAGCCTTGCCTTGGTGTTGGCTGTTACCCCACCAACCCTATTTCCGGCCCGTGAATTGTCTTCTGGGCTGGTGGTGGATGCCGACGGCCAAACAGTGGAGGTGCGGCCGGGGGCCTGTTATGTCCCCGAGGCCCGGTGCGTTGATTATGTGCGGGAATGCGAGCGCGCCAAGGCATCCGAAGCGGAATTGGCCAAAGCGCCGGCGCCTACCGGTTGGGTTGTCGTTTTAGTGGCCTTGGCGGGCCTTTTGGCGGGTTTTGGGGCCGCCCAGGTGCTGCGCTGAAACCAACGGCCACGGCCGTTCTAATGGCCATGTTGGCCGCTTGCACGCCATGGCCGCCGCCGGACTGCGAAACGCCATGCGGGATGCAGGCCTGGGGTGCTGCGGACTGTGCGGGCCTTGCCGAAGCGGAGGCCGCCAGTGTTTCCGCTTTGGGTTACCTTTACGGGCAGTTGTGTACCCGGCTGGGAGGCATGGCTTTGCGAGTGTGGCGCACCTCGGACGGCACCTGGACGGACGCATGGGACCGGAGGGTCGCCGGCCTGACATGGTGCGACTATGCCACCATGGAATTGGGCGATAGCAAGTGGGCGGAGAACGCCTACTGGCATGAAGTGGCGCATATAGCCCAATGCCCCTATCAAGATGGGACGCACGAAACATGGGCCGAGCTGGGAGTCTGGCAGGCGCTCGAAGGCTTACGAGCCGAACGCCTTAACCAGGGCGGCCCTGACAATCGACGATGACTCCACACACCAGCGGGAATACGCCTGCCACTTGTCGTCGGGCATGGCCTCGAGACGAGCGGCGAGGTCATACATGTCCTCCTCCGTCACACCGGCGATGTCTACGTTTATTCCGTCGGCACGATATGTGTAGGTTCCGTCTTCAGTCACTTCCGCCCGCAAAAAGTTGATCGCCGCCTGTATGTCGCTCATTTGCTTGCCCCTTGTTCGGCCGCCGGTTCATTCCGTCGCGTCGATGAACATAGTTATACAGCCACAGTCCCACCCTGTTAACAGCGCATCAGACGGTCTACGGGCTAGTGGCTTGAATCAAAACCTCTCGGACATAGGCGGCCAAACTGACGTTTTGTTGCTGGGCGAACACCCGTAGTTTTTCGACGGTGGGCGTTGGCACCTTGACGTTTAGGTGCGTGTAATCGTCCAGTCTTATGGCCGGCTTTGCGCCTTGTCTGCGGCGCCGCTCCCGTATGTAACAGGTGTTGCACAAGCCTAGGGCCCTGGGCGGCTTACCGCATGGACACGTCAAGGTGTCACCCACCACAACAACAAAAACGCAAGCGGGAGGAAGAAAAAAACGAACACCACATCACCGGCAAACCGCCACCAGTTGTTGGAAATTGTTTCCAAAAATTCCCTTACCATACGTTTTGCACCTTTTCTTCAAAGTCGGAATCGTTGCATCGAAGCCAATTCCACACCGTCAACAGGTCCACCGCTTCGCCGGACGGGAGGCAATCCAAGCCGTAAATGTCGGACGGCTCAATTCCCCATTGCGAGTAGAACCGAAGCCGTTGCGCTTCGGGAATCGACTCCCAGTAGTCCGTCATTTTGTCCAAGTACGGTTGCTCCCACATACAGTTATTTTCGACGTAAATGCGTTTTGCAAGCTGCCGCAACATGTCTTCCTTTCCCAGATGTACCAGCAAAAATATGCGGCCGCCGGACTTATGGGCCATGACCTGCGGATTATGCGCCGTCGGGTTTGCCCAGTCATATTTGGCCACATCAAAGCCCAAGGCCCGACATTGTTCCTCCCATGCCCGGTGGGCTTGGTCGTCCATCCGGTCTCCCCAGTGGCAGGCCGGAGCCACAAACCAGCCATATCCGTGGTTGGCATACCAAAAGGACCGCCATTTCATGGAACTAGTGGTGGGAATTTCGCAAAATTGGTGGAAGTTGTTTGTTTGCATGTTTTCCCCGCTGTTCGGCGCCGGTGAATCCGGCAAGCCATGGGTTATGTATACACCAGCGTTTTCACGGCGTCAACACCTTGAGGGTTGATTTTTGTTTGTCCGGCCAAAAGGAAAAAAAACGGACTTCGGCGCCAAGGAAGCCACCGAAGCCCGCCGAACGGCGGAGGGGGGAACTCCCCGCCGCTCTAATTTTGCTCAGGTTCGGCCCTAACTGCCAATTCCGCTTCCAAATGTTGCAACCATTCCCGGGTTTTGGCGTGGTATGCCGCTTTGGAGTCGTCTGCCAATTCTTCCATGGCCTTTTGCCGGTAAAATTCCACCGACTTGGTCGGCAACACTGAGATAGCCACACCTTTGTTTTTCCCGTAGGGCACCACTACGCCGTGTCCGGCAACGGGAGCAGCCGAAGCCGCCGATTGTGCCGGAACGGGTGGCGCCGCCATTGGAGCGGTTTGGGGTGCTTTGGCGGCCGGGACAGGGGCCGGCCGGGAGGTCACGGAAAACCCGTTGGGGCTTATGCTGGCCGCGTTGCCGTCATCGTCTGGGGTGTCGGCCGAAAGCCCAACAATAGCCGCTAAGGAATACCGGCGCGCATAAGTGATGGCCGAGGCATACCCCTGGGGGGTCTTTTGTGACACCGGCAGCCAAAAATCATCACGCAAAAATTCACCAGAGATATGCAAAAGCATGGTTTCCACCCTCACCCCGTTTGCGTCGGTGGAGAGCCTCTGGGTGACAGCCAGCCCATTGGCCGCCAACGGCTCCCTGATAGCAGCCCAGCAGGCCGCCAAGTCGGCATAGGTGCTTTTGAAATGAGGGTTGACGCTATCTTTCGCTGCCGGTTTCATTTGGCCTTGGGCTTTGGAGAGCGCCTCTGCAATCTTTGCCAGTGAGTCCGACTCCATACGTTTGGTTTCCATTATTTTGCCCCCTTCTGTGTAACCCGAAACACCCGTGGCCCAGCCTTCCAGGTGGTGTGTTTTTCAATTAGGATTGGCGATGCCTGAGCGTCTTGCGCCACGGCCTCCCAGTCCACAACCTTTTTTTCGGAGTGCTTACCCCAGGTCACACTGGCCGTCGGGGTGATGAGGCCCCGGCGGGTGCCAATAATGGCCTTCAAGTTGTTCTTAATGTTTTCCTCCACAGCCTCTGCGCGTTTGCGCGCCTCTTGTGCCTCCAACAGTTCAATAATCAGCTTTTGTTGCTGTTCGTCGGCCGGTAGCACATCATCGGACAGACTGGGGTTGGTTTTGGCCAGATATTCGGAGGCCAGCGCGCTGCCCTCCATGCTGGGGGCCACGTCGGTGGCAACGTGTTGCTCCCAAAAGGCCTTGGCCGCTTTAAGCATTTGCTTTTGAAGCCCAGCATCGGCTTCCAAAACGTAATGGCGCACATCATCCAAGCCCACCAGCGCCACCAAGTGGCCGCGTGGCCGCTGAAAGGCGAACAGGTACCATTGGACCTGCAAGGCGTAGTGGTGGGGCGCTTCCGGCCCCCACTTCGACCGGGTGAAGGGTGAGGCCGTCTTATATTCGACGACTTCATAGCCATCGGGCCCCACTGCAAAGGCATCGGCCGAGGCCCGCAACGGAACGCCGTCGTTTTGCCACAAAAGCCGGTTTTCAAGGCCAACCGGGTTGCGCTCGATTTTGAGGCCCAAGTCTTCCTGGGCGATAACCGACAGCACCGGCTCAAACATCTTTCCCCGGCGCATCACCGGGCTTTCCTTCTGTTCATGCCGGCCGGTTACCCTAAGCCAAACATCATAGGCCGTCGCATAGGGTGATGCTCCCATAATTGCCGCTACGTCACTTCCGCCAATCGACTTCCAAACGCTATCCATGTGTTCCCCGCTTGTGTTGTGTTGCAGTTGTGTTAGTCTTTGTATTACATAACGCAACACAACGCAAGAGGAAAGAAAACATGAGCAAGGGATTGGTCGGTTTGAGGGTAAGGCATAGAAGGAACCCGGTTAGTCTGCGGCTACCGGCCGACTTGCTGGCGGCCGTGGATGAGATCGCGGCCAAGTGGCAGAAAGAGGCCAGCCGGACCCAGGCTAAAATTGATCGCACTTTTGTGGTTGAGGTGTTGTTGCGTGAGGGGGTGGACCGTGAGTCCTGACAGATTCGATGATGTCCAAGGCCGTTGGCGCATGATTCACGACACATACAACGAGGGCTACAAGACTGGCACAGCGATTGGGTTCGTTTTTGGCGCGTTTGTGTCGATGGCTCTTGCCTTGATTGTTTGGGGCATCAAGATTGGCTGCGAAGGCGGCTTTCAGTGATGTGCGACAGATGCAAGAATGAAAGCTATATGGAAGACGGCCAAGAGCAGAACAAGGTTTGGCCGGTGCGGGTGAGGGTGGCCAACAACCCCTTGGAGGGCGCCAAAGACTTGGGGTTGTGTCTGGACTGCGCTTTCGAGTTGGCCCACTACTGGAAAGAGTTTGCCAAGGGTCGCACCATCATCACCACCGACTAGCCCGGCCACGGCCGAAAAAAAACACCCGGCAGAAAATTTTTCTCTTTTCGGCGTTGAATTTTGAGGTTACCGTTCATGTGCTCTCAAGGGGAGCGGCTTTCCTGTTCGTTGCGCTAACAACGGACCAAAAAAGGGAAGGCCTTTTTTTTTGCCTGATTTTTTTGTTGCGGGGTGTTGCTAGGTGCGGCAAGCTCCCACCCGGCCGTGTGAGAGCGGCAAAGCCTACATTTCGCGCAGTCTGGCGAACCGCCCCGCGTCGGAGTCTCTCACCTCCGGCGCGTGTGGCGGTCTTTTTTTGGAGCCGTTGTGAAATGGTATAAGCGATTTTCGGACTTTTCTTTGAGTCGGGAAGCCTTCACTATTAGCCCGTTGGCCCACCTTGTCTATAATGTCATTTGCGACACAGTGGCTAGGAGTGGAGAAGAAGGGGAGCTTCCGGCCGTAGATGTTGATTCGCCGTCTTACCTTGCCCGGCTTTGTAACCTCTCGCTTACGACACCAGGCGAGTTGGATGCGCTTTGGACCTCCAAAGAAGGGCGCCGGCGGATATTAACGGTGGCCGTCACCGACGCTGAAAGCCTGTTGTTTGCGGTTGGCCAGTGCGTCAAAGTCGGCCTTCTAAGTCGCCTTCAACGCGAAACGGGGGACGCTTATGTTGTTGAGGGGTTTACCGACGACAACCCAATCTTTCTTAACCCTGAAACCAGAAAGAAGCGAAAACAAAGGGAAAACCAAGAAAAAACCGGGACTGTCCCGGGACATACCGGGGACAGTACGGGACAATCCCGGGCAAGAGGAGAAGAGAGGAGAGGAGAAGAGAAGAGAAAAGAAAAGAAACTTACTGGGCAAGCCCAGCAAGAAAAAACAAAAGCAAGAAAACCACAAAAACCAGCAAAACCAGCAGAGCAGGTGGAGCCCAGCCGTTTCCAATCGCTTTTAAGGGCCCTGGAAGGCCATTACAGCAACGTTCGGGGGGTACCCTATGGGTTCCAAGGGGGTAAAGACGGAAGCGCCTTAAAAAGCCTTATAGGCCGTTTTACCGATGATTTGATTTTGCGGGCTTGGAAGCGTGGGCTGGTGGAGCCCAACGCCTACCGCAACGTGTCCACCATCGCCGAGCTATCGGCCAAGATTAACCACTTGTTGGCCCCGGCTGTTGGTGAGGTCAAAAACAACCCACCCGGTTTTCCGTTGACGCAGGCCGGGGGCAGGGTAGAAACCCCGGAAGAATACCGGCGGCGGCAGGCGGAGTTAAAAAAGCGCCTTACCGCCCAGGGGGAGCCGCAGTTGCCGGAATTGCGGGAAAAGTGGATTGCCAAAAACAACGCGCTGGTTGAAGCGGGCCGCATAGATGAGTGCGATCCCGACTTTCTGCGCATCAAGGGGGAAAAATTATGAACATGGAAGAGGCCGAGTTGGCCGTTTTTGCCATCATTAACCAAGCGTCACAAACCAACCCCACCAAGGCCCTCGAGCTATTCGACCGGCTAGGGTTACAGCAAACCGACTTCCAAACGCCAGCGGCCGGGGAGTTGTGGACGCTGGTTAGGGGGTTTTTAGCGTCCAACCAGTCGGTGGACGTTGTGGCAATTTCGGAGCGGGCCAAGATGTCCGAGGCCATCAAGGCGGCCGGGGGCCAAAAGTTTGTTGCTGGCCGGCTATTGGGTTTGGCTCCCGGAAAGCATATCGCATCGGAATATGCCCGGTTTCTAGTGGATTTCACCACCCGCCAAAGGGCCCAAGAGGTGTTGAAATCCGCCCATCGGCGCCTGAGCGACACTACGCAAAAGGCGGAAGATGTTTTGGGCGAAACCCAAGAAAAGCTGAAAACTATTACCAACCGCAACCCTACCTTGCGCACTTCCGAGGCCGATGTGTTGGCCGTAATCGAGCTTATGGAAGCGGCCCGGAAGGGGGAAAAAACCCTCTGCTATGAAACCGGGGTTACTACCTTGGACAAAGAGGTGGGGGGGCTACAGGCGTCGGTGCTAACCCTTATTGGCGCCCTTCCAGGCGTCGGCAAGTCGGCCATGTTGGCAACCATGCTTTGGGGTGTTGCCGTCCAAAAAGTGAAGGTTGGGTTTTTCTCTTTGGAGGATGAGCGCCTCTGGATTACGCGCAGGTGGCTGGCCAACCTGTCCGGCGTCAACCTGCACAAACTTACCACCGGCCGCCTTAACAGAATCGACGAAGAGGCCCTGGAAGCGGCCGCCCCGCGCATCCATGAGGTGTTGGGCGCCGTGGTGGTGGATGATCGGCCGGCTTTAACACCCATCGACGTTATCGGGGCCGCGAAAGACATGATTATCAACCAAGGCGTCCGGGTTGTCTTTGTGGACCACCTGGGGGAGATGAGGCTTGCCCGGAGTGAACGCTACGACTTGGACGTGGCCGACGCACTGGCCGGACTGCGGGAGGTGGCCAAAACCTATAACGTGCCTATGGTGGTGGCCAGTCATGTGCGCAGGCGGCAGGGCTTAACCCTGGATGAGGCCCCGCACCTCACGGACTTTGCCAACAGCAGCGCGCCGGAACGCATGGCCCGGGTTGCCCTAGGGTTGTCCAGGTGCCCCGACGGCATAAGGGTAAGCATTTTAAAGCAAACCAACGGGCCCAGCGGCCGCAGTTTTGGGTTGAGAATGAATTACCAGGCGGCAATGATTGACGCAAAATCCGAAATTTTTTTGGAGGAAACAACATGAACGAAGGAAAGGTGATTGATTTGCTGTTGCTCGCCGATGCAGAGCGCCGGCCGGAAATGCCGTTTGTTTTGGCGGAATACAAGACGTGCCTGTTGGACGTGCACAAACTTTTGTTGGCCCAACGCGATTTGCTTTCCGACATTGGCGACGAAACGCCGGAAGACAAGCGCAAGCGGTTGGATGCGGAAACGGCGGCCATTGATAAAACCATCAAAGACAAGTGGCGCACCTGTTTTGAGGTTATTTCGCAAAGGCTTTTCCCGGTATGACACCAGAGCAACGAAAAACCATCGTGGCCACCTGGGAAGACTGGCGGCGGGCTTTGTATGAAGAAAGGGCGGCCATCCACCAGTTTTGCAGCAACGTTTCAGTGGATGAGGCCGAGCGCATGGCCTTTGACAGGTACAAGCCGGAACAAAAGAAAAACGCAGAGCAACGCTGGCTGGATTTATGACGCAAATGCGAAAAATGAAGGTGCTTTTCCTGTTTTGGGCAAATTGGCGGGAGGTTTACGAGTTTGCTCAGAGGTTGAAAAGCGACACTGAAAGGCTGGAGTTGGTGTCGATTCTCAACCGGCACCGCTTCCGTATGGAAAAAGAAGACAACAGCCACACCCGGCGGGAAGTATTTGGTGGGGAAGCTGTTGGGCCATAGACTTGGGTTGGTGGAGGTCCAATGCCTTTTTGCGTTTCCAGAAATTGCCGCAACGCCGGGTTGAAAGGCTTAACGGGCCTTTGTCGCACCCACTTTGGTGTCTATGTGGAGGCGGCCGCAAAGAAACCCACCGTGCTGGGCACCAATTACAAACTAGCCGAGTGCTACCTATGTGGCCGCACCGTCCAGTTTAGTTTTGGCCTTTATGAAACGCACAACGACGAAGTGGGGGTGTTGTGTGGGGCGTCTGGGCACGAAATAGCGGTTTTGAAGGCCCAATGACAATTTTTTTCACCATTCCCTACCCACCGAGTCAAAACCATTACATTAGACGAGGCCGGGGTGGCGTTTACCAGCACCCGGCGGCCGTGGCCTATAAAAACGCCGTGGGGCTGTTGTTGCGCGCCCAAAAGGTTTCGAAGGTGCCCAAGCCTCAAACAGTGTCGGTGACGTTGCGGTTTTATCGCCCAAGGGCCTCTGGTGACCTAGACAACAGCTTCAAATTGCCTTTTGACGCTTGCAACGGGCTGGTGTGGGACGATGACTCACAAGTGAAGGCCATTCACGCCTACCAGGCAGACGACAAGAAAAACCCAAGAGTGGAAGTTGTTGTTGAGTCTTGCTAGTCTTGTGTTACGAAACGCCCACGAGGATTAAACCATGAGCCGTGAAAAGTTTTTGCAAAAAAGACAACAGGCAAAGGAAATGAAAGCCGCAGCCTTGGAGGGCGCGCCCATGGCAACGTTTGCCAGGATTGCCCGGCGGGGGGCCGGGTGGGAGGTCTTGGCGGTAGACCTCCCGGAAGACATGGCCAGCACCATTCAACGCACAGCGGCCGAGTTTGATTTGTATCCAAACATTGAAAGAAAGTTGCTTATTGAGGCCCGCAAAACGGACTTTGAGAAATGGAAATAATCAGCGTTTTTGCCATCTTGGTTTGTTTTGGTGTCTACCTGACCGAGCGGTTGCTTTTGGGTAAACGCCAGTCGGTGGCCATTCGCGCCGACGTTGAAACGCAGTTGCGGGGCGTTCAGGAACAGCTAGACAACCAACGGGAGCGGTTAAACCGGATTGAGGCAAGGCGCTAGGGCGCCAAAGGAGCGTGCACAATGAATGACGCCAGCCACCTTAAGAAACACCGATGGACGGTTGGAGACCCCAGGGCCAGTGAGGCAGCCAAGCGGCCCAGGGAGGCCAACCGCACCAAGTTGTTGAAGAAGCTTAAAACCTTCGATGACGCCGCTTGGGAAACTTTTGGGCGCCTGTTTGCATCGGCGGAACCCCAGCACGCGTTGGAGGCCCTGAAAATTTGGGCCAAATACCGCCTGCACGTGTTGACTATTCCGGCCAACACCAGCGCCACCCCGGAGTTACCCAAGATGTCGCCGGACTTCGCCAAGCGCATTATGGAGGCCCTGGACTCATGAGCGAGTGGCAAAACCGGAAATATTCTCAAATGAAGTGGAAGGAAACCGGCGACGGCTCCAACCGCATGCGCTACGAGAAAAGCCATGCGTGGCACTTTACGTTTGAGGGCAGGGACAAAGAGGCCAACCAGGCGTACCAAGCCAATTACGACTTGATTGATTGGAGCGACGGCGGGGGAAGTGAAAAGCCTTGACGCTGTTTTGTCGGAAGCCACCGATGCGGAAAAGGCGGAATTGCGCCGGGCTGCGGCCGTGGCGCTTTGGGAGGCTGGCGACTTAACCTTTCTTTTTCACCCCGGCCAGATGGAGGCTTGGGAAGAAATCCAGCGGCAAAAAAGTAGCCGCTACGTTTTGGAAATCGCCCGGAAATGGGGCAAGACGTGGTTTCTGGTGGTGGTGGCGGCCATGGAGTGCCTGCGCCGGCCTGGAAGCCGCGTTGTGTATGGCGCCCCCAGCCTGAAGCATTTAACCGAGTTTGTATTACCGGTGATGCAACAAATTACGGCCGACGCCCCGGCCAGCGTTAAGCCGGAGTTTTCCGCCTTTTCAGGGCACTGGACGTTTCCCAACGGTAGCTGGGTTCATTTGTTTGGGGCGGACGACAAACGCAAAGCCGACAGGGGCCGAGGGCCCAAAGCGGAATTGGCCATTTTCGACGAAGCCGGCTTTTCTCCTGTTTTGCAATATGTTTTAACTTCTATTTTCCGCCCCTCCCTTTTGCACGGTGGGGGCATGATGCTGTTAGCGTCCACGCCAGCAGAGGAGCCCGAGCACGACTTTACCCGGATTTGCGAAATTGCCGAAGCCAACGGGAATTGGACTCGCAAAACCATTTTTGACAATCCGTTGTTGTCTCAGGCGCAGGTTGCAAAATTTATCGAAGATGATGCCAAAGACAACGGGTACACGGTGGAGGAATACCAGCGCACCACTGAGTTTCGGCGGGAATACCTTGCGGAAAGGGTAACAGACAAAACCTTGGCCGTGGTGGGTGATGATTGGGAGAACGCCAGGGAAAAAGCTTTTGTGGACGTGGAAAGGCCTCAATTTTTCGACGCCTATGTGGCCTTGGACTTTGGAGGGGTGGATCCTCACGCGGCCGTCTTTGGGTATTGGGACTTCACCGGCGGCCGGTTGGTAATTGAAGATGAATTGTTGTTGCGTGATGGCCAAAACACGGCCCAACTTGCCGATGCCATCAAAGCCAAAGAAACGCAATTGTGGGGGGCCAAAGGCTGGAACGGCACCCTGCGAGGGGCGGCCGACGCCAAGACGTTGCCGGACTGGGTGTTAAATGACACCAAGGCGCCGGAACAACCGTATTTGCGGGTGTGCGACACCGACGTGGCCCTTGCCAGGGACTTGGCCACCCTGCACGGGCTTTCGTTTCTACCCACCGCCAAAGATGAAAAGTTGTTGCAGGTAAATGAATTGCGGGTGCTTATGCGCCAAGGCCGGCTGGTTGTGTCGCCCAAATGCCGGGGCCTTGATAGGCACCTACGGCAAACCATTTGGGCAAGCCACCGGCAAAACGACTACAAGCGAAAAAACGGGGAGCACGGGGATTTGCTGGACGCCTTGGTTTATTTGGTGCGCAACGTGAGGAGAGAGAAAAACCCATGGCCCGAGGGCTACGGCGTTAGTCGTGACAATACTTGGGTGCGACCTTCACCCACGTCTGGGCTGAAAAAACTTGTCAGACGGTAACGTTATTTGACAATGTATTACGGGTTGGCGCAGAATATGCCCAACAAACCTTTGTCCCGTCTTTTGGCCCGCTACGGCCCGCCAAAATGAAATACGGCCCCAACGGTTAAGCCAAAGTGTTTTTTCTTTCTCTTAACTTTAACCATTGAGGTGCCATCATGGCCGACGCTCCTAACACGATTACGACACTGGCGGGTTTGCATAAGGAAGTTTACGGGACCGAAGCTGATATCGACAAGGTTTTGCCCGCGTCTGCGGTTTTGCAAGACATCATTCCGTTTTCCACTGAAAACAAGATTGGCGACAGTTATCACCAGACGGTGCATCTGGCCCATGAAAATGGGTTTACCTACAACGGCACCGGTGGAACGGTTGTTTCCCTGAAAGACTCAATCGCCGGCATCATGCGGGACGCCACGGTTACGTCTGCGGAACTGATTGGCCGCGCCCAGTTGTCTTACACGGCAGCCAGCCGGGCCGCTTCCGGTGGCCCCCAGGCTTTCCGCAAGGCCATGACCCAGATCGTCATGAACCTGCGCAAGTCGGCCGCCAAGCGCCTGGAATTGTCGCTCCTCTACGGCCAGCAGGGCTTGGGCGTTGTGGAGACCCGCTCCAACGATGATTTGGTCATTAAGGCCTCCGACTGGTCACCCGCGACCTTTTCCGGCCTTCAAAACAGCGTTATGGAGTTTTGGGAGTCCGCGACCGAGCACGGCGCCACGGCCGGTAGCACCCTGGAAGATGTCACCTACAGCACCCGCACCTTGGGCTTTGCCACCAGCGGCCCTTCGGGCGGCACGGCTGTTGACGCAGACGACATCATCTATTTCCTGGGCGCCTACGACGGCACGACTTACGGTGAAATGGTCGGCCTGATGAAGATTGCCGGTTCCAGCACCACGCTGTTTGGCATCAATCCCGCCACCGCCGGTCAATCGGAGTGGCAGGGCAACACGGTAACGTCATTTGGAGCGCCCACCATGGCGCGCTACCTGACGGCGCTTACCAACGCGGTGGAGCGCGGCTTGGAAGGAAAGGTTTTCCTGTTGGTTCCTCCCAAGGCGTTTGAAGTGCTCAACAGCGACATGGCCGGCCAGCGCGTGTTTGACGGCAGCTACAGCAAGTCGGTTGCTGCTAACGGTGCCCAGGCCATTCGCTTCTACGGCCAGTCGGGTGAAGTTGAGTTGCGCGTTCACCCGTACCTCCGAAACGGCCATTCTGTCTTCCTGGACCCCGAGTCCCTGAAGCGTATCGGTTCGGCGGAACTGGGAATGGGCGTTCCGGGCACGGCAGACGAGCGGCAAATCTACTTCCACCTGGAAAGCAAGAATGCCGTGGAATTGCGCACGTACACTGACCAGGCGCTGTTTTCGGTTGCGCCCAATAAGTTGGTGCACATTTCCGGCCTCACCTACCCGTAATTAAACACAGGGGCCCTTGGGTAAAACTGGGGGCCCTTGTTTCTCTTTGAGGTGTTTCCATGGCTGATACCGTTAGCGTGTTGGTGATTGATCAAACCGATGCTTTGGACATTGGAGCGCGCAACAGCAAAGACGCTCTCGAAATCATTCGTAACTACATGAATGGCCTTTTGGGCGGAAACAAGCGCGCCAACAGCATTCGCGTTTTTGCGGACGGCACCGACAATGTTTACGCGTCCGGCACGGTTACCATTTCAGGCGGTAGCGGTAGCATTACTGCAACCATCAACGGCGTTGGCACTTCCGTAACCTGGGCCACATCCGACACCGCAACGGCTACCGCTTTGGCTGCGGCCATCAATGCCGCCACCAACGACTTGGTGGAGTTCCACGTTAGTGCAACGTCGGCCGCCGGGGTTGTCACCATTACCGCCAAGGCCCCCGGCCAGTGGGGAAACGCCATTACCTTAACCGCCACCGGCACCGGAGCAACCGCTTCCGGCGCAAGACTTACCGGCGGAATTGGGTGTGATGTTGTTGCAAAAACTATTTCCCTCTGAGGTTAAACCATGCCCCACTACATGAAGCCCAACATGGGAATGCCGGAAGCGCCCAACATGAAGCGGGAAGCCAAGATGGCCGCCCTTGCTGAAATACTGCAAATGCTGGGCGACATGGATGCCGAACCCTTCATGCCCAAAGACGTTAAGGCCGTGAAGGTGGACATTATGACCAAAAAGCCTATGGGTGAGGGCATGGAGAATGAAGAAATGCCCGAAATGAAGGGCGAAGAAAACGGCTTGGAATTGGAGGCCAAAGGCAAAAGCCTGGATGAGTTGAAAGAAAAACTTGCCGCGTTGCTGAAATAACTCAAGGGAGGCCAAACCATGGCGGATTACACGCTAACCGGTTTGCTGGCGTCCATTCGCCGGCGGGCCTCTATTCCAACGACCTCCACCACCGGCAGCGATGACGCTTCCCTGATTGCTTACGCCAATGAGGAGTTACAGCTTCACATGGCCGCGCAGTTGGTTTCAGTGCGTGAAGAGTATTACTTAAGGCACTCCGACACAGCGTTGTCGGGCACCACCTACCGCATTCCCACCAGGGCCTTGGGCGGCAGCCTACGCAACGTGGCGCTGCTGGATTCAGCTTCCAAACCCATTTTCCAGCTTTCGAGGTTAAGCCAAGAGAAGTTGCCGGAATATGCCGACAAAACCCAAACGGTTGGCTACTTAGTGGAAGGCAACAACATTAGGCTGTTTCCTTCCGGCAGTTGGGGCGGGGCAAGTTATCTGCGCATCTCCTACTTTGAAAGGCCGTCTGAGTTGGTGGCCATCGGTACGGGAGCGCGGGTTATTACGGTGGTGGGCACCCAAAGCGTCACGGTTTCTGCCACCAGTGGGTTTACAACATCAACCCCGGTGGACTTCATCAAAGCCAATGCCGGGTTTGAGTCGTTGGCTATTGATTTAACGCCCACCAATGTAACCAGCACGGCGGTAACCTTTGCAGCCGGCGTGTTGCCGTCCGGGCTGGCCGTGGGCGACTACATAACCTTGGCCCAAACCTCGCCCGTTCCGCAGTTGCCGGCCGAGTTCCACCCGGTATTGGCCCAGAGGGTTGCCGTTCGGTTTCTGGCCGCCATCAATGACACCGTGCAGTTGGAGGTTGCCCAGCGCGAGTTGGCCAAAATGGAAAACAGTATTGGCATTTTGACAGCGCCCCGAGTGGAGGGAGGCCCGAAGAAAATCTACCAAGTGAATGGGGCTTTGTCGGGTGCAAGGTTTAGGGTGCGTGGCGGAATTGGGGTGCTTTAATGGCCCAGGAAATTAAATTAGAGGCCAAAGGCCTTTACACCAACCCCAGCGACTTGCAGCGCCCCGATGGCGCGTTGACGGTTGCCACCAACATTTTGATAAAGCGGGAGGGCGTCATTGAATCCCGTAAGGGTTTCCGCAATTACGTTACGGCCCTAGAAGGTAGCGATGCGGCTACATGGGTTTGGCCGTATGACACCGGGGCCGTCTTTTATTACGACAGCGGGTATTTGGGCCACAGCACGGTTTCCTTCGACAACAACACGGCCGGTGCGGTTACCAATCAGGCTATAACATTTGGTGTGCCTGGCACGACTTGGGCCGAGGCCAACGGAAACCTTTACATTCCGGCGGAAAAGGGCCTGTTTAAAAAAACCAGCCTTGCTTCCGGGGTGTTTCGCACTGGAGCGCCCAGGGGCCTTGGGGCCGACAGGGACGACCGGGTGGCAACCGTCGCCATCGGGGCCATGTCTCTTACCACCAATGTGGTTACGGCCACCACCAACGCAGCCCATGGGTTTTATGTTGGACAGGTAATTACCCAGACGAGCGCCACCGAGGCGCCCTATGCGGCCGGAAATTACGTTGTGGCCACAGTGCCCAGCGCCACTCAGTTTACCTACGCGCTAACGGCCGGTGATGACGCAGGCAACGCCAACGCCCACACCTTTGCCCCGGCGCAGCTTGAAACCACCAACGGTTGGTTGGCCGATGGTTTCCAGGTAGCCTACCGTTATGTGCTGGTGGTACCGGACGCCAACACAACGGAAATTGTTGGGGCACCGTCGGGCCGCTCCATTGTGGCCAACACTTCGGCATTTCGAGGCTACACGGCATCCACGGCGGCCAACCCCGTGGTGCGGTTTAGGTTACCCGCCATCACGGAATACGACACAACCAAAAGCATTACCCTGCGCGTGTTTCGTTCCAAGGCCGTTGAAGTGGCAATCGAGCCTAGCGACGAAATGGGTTTGGTTTTTCAAAAAATACTGACACCTACCGAAATCAGCCAAAACTGGGTGGACGTAATCGACATTAGCCCGGACAGCGGCCGGGGTGAGGCGCTCTACACAAACCCAAGCCAAGAGGGTTTGTTGGAGTCAAATAACGAAGCGCCAAACCTTAAAAACCTAAGCATAGCGGCTTTCGACGGTAGCCGGTTGTTGCTGGGCGGGGAAACAACCCAACAGCACTCTTTGGTTTTTACCCTATTGGCCGTTGGTGGGGCAAACGGCATTGCGGCCGGTGATGACATAAACTTTGCAACCGGCATTACGGTACGGGGTGTAACTACCACCCCGACGGCCGATTGGATGTTTAAGTTAGACACCAGCGGCACGACGGCCCAAAACATTAGAAACACAGCGTTAAACATGGTTGCCGCCATCAATCGGGCCGGCGCCAACAATGTGTACGCCTACTATTTGAGCGGGGCTAATGAGTCTCCGGGCAAAATGCTGGTGGTAAGGGCGCCACATACCGCAAACACCGAGTTGCGGCCATCGGCCCAAGGCAAGCGCGGTATGTTTTACCCGCAATTTGCGCCGTACCCTGTCACTTCATACAATTTATCGCGTACCGGAAGCATTGTTACAGCTACCCGTTTTGGCGTGGATACACACAATTTTGTAGCCGGTGACAAGGTAGAATTAACAACGCCATCGGCTGATTTTGGCGCAGGGCCGCACACCATCACGGCGGCCACCACCACCACGTTTACCTATACCGAGACAGGAGCGGCCACAACCAGTGCGGGGAACAGCTTCCGGCCTGCTTATGTGTTTGTGAGTACTGACGACAACCAGTTGGCCCGTGTTTTTGAGTCCAAGCCATTCCAGTTTGAAGCCTTCCCACCCTTGAATTATGCCGACGTGGGAGACCCTACCGAGCGGGTGTTGGCGCTTGCCGTCATTAGAAACCAAGTCTTTGCATTCAAAAATGATGGCCTTTACCTGAGAACAGCACCCCAAACGTGGGAGCTATTTGACGGCACCGTTAAGTTGGTAGGTGCGCGGGCCGTTTGCACCCTGTTAAACAACATTTATGCTTGGACGACCCAAGGCATTGTTGCCATAAATGACACTGGCGTTGAAATAATCAGCCGGCCCATTGAAAACCTATTAACCCAGCCGGTTAATTCATACGCGAGTGCGGTTAAGCAAAACGCCTTTGCTGTTGCCAATGAGCTAGAGCGCACCGTCCATTTCTATGTGCCGTCCAACGCGTCGGTAAGTGTCTTTCCGGCCCAAGCATACGTTTTCAACACCATCACGCGCGCTTGGACGCGAGAAACCGTGGGCGACACCCAATTTCTTACCGGCGCTACGTTTTTTTCCGAAACAAACAAAAGCTATCGCGGGGCATTTACCATTGGTGGTGCGTTGTATTTGCAACGCGAAACAAACAGCCAAGCCGACTACCAAGACATACCGGGCAACGCGCAAACCCCCACCAGCATTTCCGGTTCCACCCTTAATTTTTCAGGCACGCCGCCTTTTGTTGCCCTGGATGTTTTGGTTTCCGACTTGGGAAACATTTACATTGTGCAAGGCACCGGGGTTAATTTTGTGGTGTTGGACAGGGCCACGGCCGCCGGGGAAGCCACTTACGCATTGGCCACGCCCATTAACTGGTCTTGGACGTATGCGCCCATCACGGCAGGCAACCCGGACGGCCTAAAGCTATTTCGTGGAATCAACGTGCTTTTCCAAAACGCCCATTTGCGCACCATCACGGTTTCAGCTTCTACCGAGTTGCGCACCACGGCGGTTACACAAAGCCCGGACATGGCTACGTTGGCCGCCCAGTGGAGCGCAAATTGGGACAACATAGAAAGGCCCTATAACCTTTCACTGTTGGTGCCCCAAGAAATGCGTCGGGCAGCGCGCCTTAACCTCAATTTCAGCCAAACCAACCGGCCTTGCCAGGTGTTTGCGGTTAATGGCCTTTCCATTCGGTTGTCGCCGTCCGGGGATAAGGTGTCCAAATGAACCTTATTCAAGGTTTTAAGCTTAACGTGGAAGAGTACGCCAGCCAGGCAGAATGGATTGAGCGCCTGTTGCGGCCGCTTAATGTGTTTTCTCAAACGACGGTAAATGCCGTCAACGGCGGGTTGACGATTGCCGG